GTCACGGAAGACTAGCAGCAGCTCGCAAGCTGGGGCTGAAAGAAGTTCCAGTGATCGTTGCTACAGGCTGGACAGATGCACAAAAGCGGGCCTACGTCATCGCAGACAACAAGCTGGCGCTGAACGCTGGATGGGACAACGAGTTGCTGGCGCTGGAGTTGGCCGAACTTGATGGTCTGGGCTTTGACGTTGAACTGACAGGCTTCTCAGACGAAGAGATCAAAGCTCTGATGCCGGTGGAAGTGACCGAAGGTCTGACCGATCCGGACGATGCCCCGGCCGTGCAGGAAAACCCGGTCACTGTGCCTGGTGACGTCTGGGTCATGGGCAAGCACCGGCTGATGTGTGGGGATAGCACAAGCATCAGCGCGGTTGAGCAATTGATGGATGGGAACAAGGCCGACATGGTGTTCACCGACCCACCATATGGCGTGGCCTATGAAGGTGGGCACAACGCTAAGAAGCGTCAGCAGATCAAGAACGATGCTTTGGAGGGCGAAAACCTAACCGGCCTGTTTTATGGTGCGCTGTCAGTCGCTGTGACTGTGACCCATGACCATGCCGCGTTTTATGTCTGGTATGCGTCGGGTAAAAGCGTGGAAACATTCGCAGCGTTTTCAGATCTTCCGCTGAAACTTCGCGCCATCATCCAGTGGTATAAAGTTCGATCTGGACTTGGGGCATTCATGTCCCAATACATCCGCAACTGCGAACCCTGCATCTATGCGTTCAAGGCAGGCAGCAGCCCGCAGTGGTTTGGCCCGACCGACGAAAAGACCGTTTGGGAGCTGAAAAAAGAAGCCCGCAACGATTACCACCCCACTCAGAAGCCGGTCGAGCTTCCAGAGCGCGCCATCAACAACAGCAGCAAAAATGGCCAGATTGTTCTGGACCTATTCGGCGGCAGTGGCAGCACCCTGATCGCCTGCGAAAAGACAAGCCGCCACGCCCGCCTGATGGAGCTGGACCCCAAGTATTGCGATGTCATCGTCAAGCGCTGGCAGGAGTTCACCGGCAAGCAGGCAACACACGCAGAAACTGGAAAACCTTTCGCGGAGGTTAAAAATGGCAACGAAGAAACCCAAGGTTGAAGAAAAATCGGTTCCAAAAAAGCGCGGCGGTGCTAGGCCGGGCACTGGAGGTGCCATGCCAGGCGCTGGCCGACCGGCTTTTGTGCCCACCGATCCCGAGCGAAAACAGGTCGAAGCCCTGTCCGGCTACGGCCTGCCCATCGAGCAGATCGCAGTCCTGGTGCGCGACGGCATCGACACCGACACCCTGCGCAAGCACTTTGCCCAGGAACTGATCTCGGGCAAGGCCAAGGCAAACGGGCAGGTAGGGAAAACCCTATTTCAGAAGGTCATGGCAGGCGACACCACGGCGGCTATCTGGTGGTCCAAGACCCAGATGCGCTGGAAGGAAGTGCAGCAGCACGAGATCACCGGCGCAGACGGGGCTCCGATTGAATTCCGCCGCATTGAGCGCGTCATCGTCAAATGACGGTTCTACAGATCCAAACCCCACAATGGGCTCTACCATTGCTTGAGCCAGCACGCTACAAAGGCGCTCATGGTGGCCGGGGGTCTGGTAAGTCTCATTTCTTCGCTGAGATGCTGATTGAGGCGCACCTCATAGATCAGAAGCGGCGTAGCGTGTGCGTGCGGGAAGTGCAGAAGTCTCTGGCGCAGTCTGTCAAGCGCCTGCTAGAACTGAAGATCGAGCAGATGAATGCGGGCGCTTACTTTGAGGTTCAGGAAGCTGTCATCAAGTCAAAGCGCGGCGATGGGATGATCATCTTCCAGGGGATGCAGAATCACACTGCTGACTCGATTAAGTCGCTTGAGGGCTACGATTGCGCGTGGGTCGAGGAAGCTCAGAGCCTGAGCCAGCGCAGCCTAGATCTTCTTCGGCCAACGATTCGCAAGCCAGGCTCGGAGCTATGGTTCACTTGGAACCCCAGCCAATCAACCGACCCGGTTGACATGCTGTTGCGTGGCGACAAGCCGCCACCTGGTGCGGTGGTGCTCGAGGTCAACTTCACAGATAACCCCTGGTTCCCGAACGTGCTCCGCGAGGAAATGGAGTACGACAAAGCACGCGACCCGGACAAATATGCTCACGTCTGGCGCGGCGGATATCTAACGAACAGCACCTCGCGGGTGTTCCGCAATTGGCGAGTTGAGGAGTTCGAGGCACCAAAGGACGCTATCCATCGGCTCGGTGCCGACTGGGGCTTTGCGTCTGACCCGACCGTCTTGGTTCGTTGCCACATCGTCGGTCGCACGCTCTACATTGATCATGAGGCGTATATGATCGGCTGCGAGATCATGGACACGCCTGACTTATTCATGACTGTGCCAGAGGCTGAGAAGTGGCCTATGGTGGCTGACTCATCCAGGCCGGAGACGATCAGCCACATGCGCAAGAACGGGTTCCCAAAGATCATGCCGGCTGTCAAGGGCAAAGACTCGGTGGCTGAAGGCGTCGAGTGGATGAAGTCTTATGACATCGTTGTGCATCCACGCTGCACTCACACAATTGATGAGTTGACGTTTTACAGTTACAAGACAGACCCGCTGACTGGCAAAGTTCTGCCGATTCTGCAAGACAATCAGAACCACGTCATTGATGCGTTGAGATATGCGTGTGAAGGCGTTAGACGTGCCTCGGCTGTCAATAAGACGACCAACTTTAAGCCGTTGCCGGTTGTGAACAAGTGGTAGACTATTGCCAAAAGGGGCGACTTATGGCACGCGTTTCAAAAGAGCAATATCTGTCAAATCTCCACTCTGATGCATTGGCCCAGTTCAATGATATTCAGACCGCTTTGCGTGATGAGCGCCTGCAATGCTTGCAAGATCGTCGGTTCTACAGCTTGGCTGGCAGTCAGTGGGAGGGCCCACTCCTTGATGTCTACGAGAACAAACCTCGTTTTGAGGTGAACAAGATTCACCTCTCAGTGATTCGCATCATCAACGAGTATCGCAACAACCGTATCACTGTCGATTTCGTCAGCAAAGAAGATGGCGACGACAAACTAGCCGAGACATGCGACGGGCTTTATCGTGCTGATGAGCAAGACAGCGTTGCAGACGAAGCCTACGACAATGCCTTTGAGGAAGCCGTCGGGGGTGGTTTTGGAGCCTGGCGCCTGCGGACGGTTTATGAAGACGAAGAAGACGAAGACAACGAAAAACAGCGCATTCGTATTGAACCCATTTTCGACGCTGATAGTTCTGTTTTCTTCGATCTAAATTCAAAGCGTCAGGACAAGTCAGACGCCCGCTATTGCTTCGTGGTCACCTCGATGACCCGCGCAAGTTACAAAGAAGAATGGGGCGACGATCCTACCGATTGGCCGAAGATCATCCACCAGTACGAATTCGACTGGTGTACGCCTGACGTTGTTTACGTGGCTGAGTACTACAAAGTCGAAGACGTTACAGAAACCATTCGGATCTTCAGGGCGATTGATGGCACAGAAGAAAGGTATCGTAAGTCTGACTTCGACGCCGACCCGGCACTAGAGGACACGCTTGCAGCTATCGGAAGTCAGGAAGTCCGTCAGCGCAAAATCAAGTCAAGACGTGTTCATAAGTACATTCTGAGCGGTGGCCGGATCCTCGAGGATGCTGGGTACATTGCAGGCAAGTGCATCCCAATCGTCCCGGTCTACGGTAAACGCTGGTTTGTGGATAACGTGGAACGTTGCATGGGCCATGTACGCCTGGCCAAAGATGCGCAGCGCCTGAAGAACATGCAGCTCTCCAAACTCGGGGAGATCAGCGCATTGTCCAGTGTTGAGAAGCCGATTCTCTTGCCTGAGCAAGTGGCCGGCCATCAGGTCATGTGGGCGGACGATAATCTCCGCAACTACCCTTATCTTCTGGTGAATCCGATCACTGGCCCAGATGGCAGTCAGCAAGTCTCGGGGCCTGTCGCATACACAAAGAGCCCACAGATCCCCCCCGCGATGGCCGCATTGCTTCAGGTAACCGAACAGGATATGCAGGATATCCTCGGCAGCTCGCAGCAGGCTGACAAGATGGTCAGCAACATTTCCGGCAAGGCCGTTGAGATGATTCAGACCCGAATCGACATGCAGACCTTCATCTACATGTCGAACTTCGCTAAGGGAATGAAGCGGTGCGGCGAGATTTGGCTATCAATGGCGCGTGATGTGTACGTTGATGAAGGCCGCAAAATGAAGTCAATCGGCTCTGATGAGCAAGTTCAAATGATTGAGCTTATGCGGCCAATGGTCAGCGAAACTGGCGAAATCGTCATGGAGAACGATCTCAGCAATGCCAAGTTTGACGTGAACGTTGATGTTGGGCCATCAAGTTCAAGCAAGCGTGCGGCTACTGTTCGCGCTATCACTGGTCTCTTGCAAATGACAACAGACCCAGAGACTGCTCAAGTCTTGATCGCCACCGCTATGATGAACATTGAAGGCGAAGGCTTGTCCGAACTGAGCGCGCACGCTAGAAAGAAACTGGTGCGTATGGGCGTTGTCAAACCAACCGAGCAAGAGCAAGAACAGATGATGGTCGAGATGCAAGGCCAGAAACAAGACCCGAACGAGATCTTCTTGCAGGCCGCAGCGGAGGAAGCCATTGCCAAGGCAGCCAAGGCCCGCGCAGATACCGTCAAAACCGTTGCAGATGCTGAATTGTCTCGCGCACGAACCGCCGAAACACTCGCCAAGACCGGGGTGCAGGAGCAGAACATGGCACTGACAGCTATGGAGGCAACTCAGCAGGCTGTTATGGGTCAAGAAGTGCAACCCATTGTCAGATGATTATCATTAGTTAGAATGTAATAAACGGCACCCGCCCAGCCGTTCAAATTGGGTGAGTTTGATGGGGTCAATAATGAATCAAAAGGCAGAAGCAGGAGATAACGAGATCGAAGACGAATCCGCAATGCTTGATGACGGGCAGCAGAATGTTGAGATCGAAGTTGGTGAGGATGATTCCACCGACGACCAACAATCCGCGAACTTGGAAAATAAGCAAGAGGAAGAATCCGACGAAGTTGTTGTCTCTATTGGCGAGGAAGCGCCACCCGCCGAGGAACCGAAAGCACCCGAATGGGTGCGAGAGCTACGCAAAGCAAACAGGGAGAAAGAGCGACGTATTCGAGAACTTGAGGCCAAACTTGCTACCGCTGCACCTGAGACCAAGCCAGTGCAACTGGGAGCTAAGCCAAAGCTAGAGGATCACGATTACGACGCTGAGAAGTTCGAGCAAGCATTAGACGCATGGCATGAACGCAAGCGACAGCACGATATTGAGGCCGAGAAGGCCCGTCAGGCTGAGCAAGCACAGCAGCAAGCATGGCAAGCCAAACTAGAAGGCTACAGCAAGGCTAAAGCCGAGCTGAAGGTCCGAGACTATGAAGACGCCGAGGCTATCGCTCAGGAAGTCTTTAGCGTCACTCAGCAAGGCGTGATTCTGCAAGGGGCTGAAAACCCTGCGTTAGTCGTATATGCACTCGGTAAAAATCCCAAGAAAGCGGCGGAACTCTCAAAAGTTACAGACCCCGTGAAGTTTGCCTTTGCGGTTGCGAGACTGGAGAAGGAATTGAAAGTCACTAATCGTAAGGCAGCGCCCGCACCAGAACGTGTTATTCAAGGTACCGGTAGAACATCTGGGGCGGTTGACTCAACACTTGAACGGCTGCGCGAAGAAGCGGCGCGTACTGGCAACATGACCAAGGTCATTCAGTACAAGGCGCAGAAACGTGCGGCATCCAGCAGAAACTGATTTTTCTATAGGAGCCAATCATGGCAAATAGTTTTTCCAAAGAAGAGCGCGTCGCATTTGAAGACTTGCTCGAAGGTTTCCAGGACGCACTTGTGCTGTCCCGTAACGTCTCGATCTACCAGACCGATCAGACGATGATGGAACGTGCCAATAACACGATCTGGCGTCCTCAGCCCTATATCGCTCAGTCGATCAGCAGCACCCCCGGCACGCCGATCTCCGGCTACCAGGGCATGACGCAGCTGGCCGTGCCTGCGACTTTGGGTTTCAGCAAGACCGTGCCATGGGAAATGACCTCCCTCGAATTGCGCGATGCCTTGCAAGAAGGCCGCTTGGGCGACTCTGCAAAACAAAAGCTGGCCAGCGACATCAATATCGCCATCATGAACTCGGCCGCAAGCCTTGGCTCGCTGGTGGTGCCGATTGCCGCTGCTGCAGGTGACTATGACGACGTTGCCCTGTGCGACGCAATCATGAACGAGCAAGGCGTGCCCGACTACGACCGCTTCATGGCCCTGTCCAGCCGCGACTACAACGGTCTGGCTGGCAACCTGGTCGGCTCTGCCCGTTCGTTCGGCAATCAGAAGTCTGACAAGGCTTATGAGCGCTCTTACGTCGGCATGGTCGCTGGCTTCGAGACCTACAAGATGGACTACGCAAACCGTCAGCTCGCTGCTGGTGGTGGCGGTGCTATCACCATCGATACCGATGGCGCAGGCACTCAGGCCAACTACACGCCCCAGGCCACCTCGACCTCGGTCGGTGGCCAGATCAACGTGGACAACCGCTTCCAGACCGTGACCGTTAGTTCCTCGGTTGGTGTTGCTGCTGGCGATGCATTCACCATTGATGGTGTGTTCGCTGTGCATCACATTACCAAGCAGTCCACCGGACAACTTAAGACCTTCCGCGTCGTGAGCGTGCCTGCGGGCGGCACCACCCTGGTGATCACCCCCCCGATCATCGGCGCACAAGGCGTGGCCCCGACCGATGCCCAGAAGCAATACAAGAACGTGGAAGTCTCCACCGCTTCGAACACTGCTGCCATCACCTTCCTTAACGTGAACACCGCACAGGTGAACGTGTTCTGGCAGCGTGATGCTCTGGAAATCCTGCCTGGTCGTTATGCCGTGCCTTCCGATGCTGGCGTCGCAGTGATGCGAGCCACCACCGACCAAGGTATTGAGCTGGTGATGCAGAAGTTCTACGACATTGATAGCATGACCATCAAGTACCGCATGGACACGCTGTTCGGAGTTGTGAACAAGAACCCCGAGATGTCCGGCATCTTGTTGTTCAACCAGTAAACCTGGAAAGACTGGGGGGCTCCGGCCCCCCTTTCTGCATAGGAGTTCAAAATGCCAATGACTAAAGGTTACTCAAGCAAGACCATCGGGAAGAACATCTCGAAGGAAATGAAGTCTGGCAAGCCGCAAAAGCAGGCTGTGGCCATCGCTTTGAACGTCGCCACTAAGGCGGCCAAGGCTGCTGGCAAGCCCGGCAAAGCGCCCAAGAAGGTCAAGAAATGAAGTCTGGCCTGTACGCCAACATTCACGCCAAGCGTAAGCGCATTGAGCGTCAAAAGGCAGCAGGCAAGACGCCTGAGCGTATGCGCAAGCCAGGCACAAATGGTGCGCCAACTGCTGCTGCTTTCAAGGCCGCATCTAAGACCAGTAAAAAGGTTAAGTGATGGAAGAAAATATCCTCACCCCGAAATATCTAAAAAAGAAAAAGCCCGTGAAGGTGCGCAAGCCATCGCGCCCCATTGATGGCATCAATCACCGCTTGATGGCCGAGCAGGTCACCAAGGTTATGCAGGAAGTCGCAGTCGATGTCTTGATCGTGCCAGATGACAACGCAGCTCCAACACGCATCGAGCTGATCGAGAAGGCTAAAGAACTCGGCCTGACGTTCACAAAGCGCACCAGCGACGATAAGTTGCTGGCCATGATCACCGAAGCAATCAGTAAGCAGGGGGTCTGACATGGGCTACAGCAAGCGCCAGTTCGTTGCAGCCGCATTTGAGGAAATCGGCCTTGCATCCTATATTTTCGATTTGCACCCCGATCAGCTTCAATCCGCTTTACGTCGCCTTGATGCCATGATGGCCGACTGGAACGGCAAAGGAATACGTCTAGGCTACCCACTTCCAGGTAGCCCACAGGACAGCGATCTTGATGAACCGACACTGGTTCCTGATTCGGCTAATCAGGCCATTATCACCAATTTGGCTATTCGCATTGCACCAGGCTACGGAAAGACGGTGATGCCAGAAACCAAGGCCGTGGCTAAGGACAGCTATAACACTCTGCTACAGCGTGCCACAGCACCGATTGAGCAGCAATTGCCTGACACAATGCCATCTGGGGCCGGTAATAAGCCATGGCGCGTGTACGATAACCCGTTCTTGCGTCCTCCGGTCGATCCGATCACCGCAGGCCCAGACGGCGTCATTGAGTACAACTGAGGACAAACCATGCCACAAATCAACCAATTGCCGTTGTTGCTTCAGGCATCGCCTGGCGACCAGATTCCCGTCTACACCCCGAACAACGGCGACGCACGACGGCTGCCGATTAGTGCGTTGCTGACTTACTTTCAGCAGACCTTCGCAGCTCCGACGCTTTCCACCAGCATCTCGACACCCGGCACCGGCTTCAACATCACCGTGCCGACCCCGGTCAGCCAGCAATTGTGGATGCTCTTGCAACCCGCTGGCACGCTGGCCACTGGCACAGTGACCCTGCCTCTGAACACACAAACGCCAGATGGCACCGAGGTATTGGTGACAACTACTCAAATCATCACCACGTTTACGTTGGCGCTTAACGGCGCAACCGCAGCATTTGGCGCACCGACGACGCTCGCTGCAAATGCATTTTTCCGCGTTCGGTTCGTGCAGTCTCTGAACAGCTGGTACAGGATCGCCTGATGGCCACAAAAAAAGACCCGCGTCTGGTTCGCGTCGGTGTGGAGGGCTTCAACAAGCCCAAGCGCACACCGTCGCATCCGACCAAATCCCATGTCGTGGTGGCCAAGGATGGCGACCAGGTCAAGACCATCCGTTTTGGTCAGCAGGGCGTGTCCGGGTCTCCCAAACGCGAGGGCGAATCAAAGGCAGATAAAGCGCGTCGAGAGTCTTTCAAAGCTCGACACGCTGAGAACATTTCCAAGGGCAAGATGAGTGCGGCCTGGTGGAGTTCCAAGGTTAAGTGGTGACCTAAATGCAAATCCCAATTTTGAATGGCATTTACACCGACAACGGCCCTGATTTCCGTACGTCCTACCCTGTAAACATGGTGCCGGTGCCAAAAAACAGCGGCATCAGTTCAGGATATCTGCGGCCTGGTGATGGAATCGTTTCCAATGGTATCGGTCCAGGTGTAGACCGTGGTGGTGTCAGTTGGAACGGCACTTGTTACAGAGTCATGGGCACCAAGCTTGTGACGGTGGACAGTAATGGAGCCGTGACTGTTCTGGGTGATGTCGGAGGTCCTGTTGATACGTTGGTAACGTTTGATTACAGCTTCGACCGTCTAGCCATCGCATCCGGAGGGAGACTGTATTACTGGAATGGTGTTCTTACACAAGTCACCGACCCGGATCTTGGAGTGGTTTTAGATTTCTGTTGGGTTGATGGTTACTTCATGACCACAGACGGCACAAGCCTTGTTGTCACTGAATTATCTGATCCGACTCAAGTTAACCCGCTCAAGTACGGTTCCAGCGAGGTAGATCCAGATCCGGTGGTGGCACTGCTCAGGCTGCGCAATGAAGTCTATGCATTGAACCGCAACACTATCGAGGTGTTCGATAACGTGGGTGGCGAGTTCTTCCCATTCCAGCGTATTGACGGCGCACAGATTCAAAAGGGAGCCATTGGCACCTTTGCTTGCTGTGTCTTTATGGAAACCGTCGCTTTCTTGGGTAGTGGTCGGAACGAGGCCCCAGGTGTCTACATGGGTGCAAATGCAACGGCTCAGAAGATCAGCACCCAAGAGATTGATGAGATTTTGCTGGGATACACTGAGGCACAACTCGCAACGGTGAAATTAGAAGCCCGTAACGATAAGGCCCACCAACATCTGTACATTCACCTACCTGATAGGACAATTGTTTATGACGGGGCAGCATCTGAAGCATTGGGTGATCTTGTCTGGTTCACGTTGACAAGTACGGTCGTAGGCTTTGCACAGTACCGTGCGCGTAACCTAGTTTGGGCCTACGACAAATGGCTTGTCGGAGATCCACAATCAAGCAATATAGGCTATCTTGTGGACACCATCGGAACCCATTGGGGGCAGAAAGTCCGATGGGAATTCGGGACATTGATCGCCTACAACGAGGGTAATGGTGCGCTGTTCCATGAGATTGAGTTGGTCAGCCTGACGGGTCGCGTGGCGCTCGGAGTTGATCCGATCATCACCACAAGTTACAGCCTAGACGGTAGTTCGTGGAGCCAGGACAGGCCATTGCGTGCCGGTACGACTGGGAACACCAAGAAGCGCATAGCATGGTTCCAGCAAGGCGGAATGCGCAACTGGCGTATTCAGCGGTTCCGTGGCGACAGTGACGCGCATCTGTCATTCGCCAGGCTTGAGGCACAAATTGAAGGATTGGCTTACTAATGGCAACCAATCCACGCATCAAACTTGGTCTTACCCGGGATCAGCTCGCTACATTCCTGAAGGACCATGAACAGATTAAGCAATTCGAGAATCTGTTCTCGGTGGCCGACACCATCGCCCCCGATGTTGTCAATGAGATAAAGATTGATGCGGGCATAGCGCAATCAACCGCTGTGCAGGCATTGGGCATGATTGCTCAATTGGCACAAGAAGTCGCCGTTTGTTGTTCGACAAGTGATGTCAAGGCCACAGAAGCACTAGATCAGATTTCCATTCTTGCGCAGGAGACAGCGGCAAGTGTTGCATCAGCAGAAAATAAGGCGAATCAGGCGCTGGCACTTCTTTATAAGTTGAATGATGCTGTAGAAGGCTTGCAAATGCAGCCGCCTAAACGTGAGTTTAAGCGCAGCAGATACGGATCGTTTTATGATACGACCACACAAACGGCTGCTGTAATCAATACAGCTACGGCTATCACATTTAACACGACCGATCTTAGTCATGGTGTATACATTGGAACGCCATCATCGCGTGTATATGTTGATACAGAAGGCATCTACAATTTTCAAACTAGTATGCAGTTGGATTCGACTGTTGCTACTGCCGATGAGTTCTATTTGTGGTTCAGACTCAACGGAGTAGACGTTGCAAATTCCGCAAGTCAAGTTAGGATTCAAGGGAATAACGCTGAAGTGTTCGTGGCTCTGAATTACTTTTTCAACTTAAAAGCCGGAGATTATGTTGAACTGATGTTCAGCGTTACTAATCTAGGGGTTCAATTACTTGCCTCTGGCGCTGTTGCTCCGCATCCAGGCATACCTTCTATCATTCTGACCGTTTCAAACAATATCGGGGGCATTCAATGACCGTCACTGTCAAAACTCTAGTACCTCCTAAACAAATGGAGTCAACCCAGACGACCCAATACACTGCGACATCTGCCAAGGCGTTGATCGACAAGGCGACCGTGACGAACACCGATACCGTGAACCGCACATTCAGTGTGAACATCGTTCAATCGGCAGGGTCTCCGAGCAATTCAAACCTGATCATCGACGACAGGACTGTTGTTCCTGGGGAGACCTACCTTTGCCCCGAGTTGGTCGGACATGAACTAGATCCAGGCGCATTTATCAGCACCATTGCTAGCAGTGCAACGGCGCTCACGTTGCGTGTCTCAGGCCGCGAGATCACCTAAGGAGAGGGCAATGGAAGATACGAAAATGCCCAAGGTTATGTTCGCAGGATTTAAAGGTATTCCTTATGAGGAACCATTTATCACGGCAGCACAGAACAAGAAGAATACCCAGACGGTCATTGACGATTGGATGCTCGGACCTGAGAAGCCAAGCAACGAACGTGGGGCAAACAAGCCTTATTGGGTGGCACTCGGCAAGGCAATGCAGGTTGATGAGGCAGAGGCTAGGCGTCGTCGGTGCTCAAATTGTGAGTACTACGACAATTCTGTAATGACCCAGGCAAAAATGGATAAGATCCCATGGAACCAATGGGACGTAGATGCTGGGTTCCGTGGTCACTGTAAGAAGTTCGATTTTATCTGTCACGATCTCAGATCATGCCAAGCATGGGAAGAACGAGAGTTTGAAGAAGATTGACCGGGTAACAGATTGTGGGAAAATGGTGGCGCTGAGTCTATCGGGCCACCAGCAGCTCACCCAACCATTGAGAGGTTGCGCAAATGAGCGGTGCTGATTGGCTAAAAGAAAACCTAGAGAAGGTTTTTGCGCTGCCCGCACCAGCCGTTGAATGGTTGTTGATGCTGTGGAATGCTATCCAAGTCTTCGATGACGTGGCAGACGGTGACCATGTTGAGCGCGAGGATTTGAACGCTGCAATCTGGAATACGTTGGTTGGAATGAACCAAAACCCATTCTGGATTGCCAACTCGAACAGCCTAGCGCCTGTTATCGCGACTATGGTCCTGAAATGGCAAGCGTCCGATCACGTTGAACGCACAGGCAACGCTGATGCTAAGTCTTTTGTATGGCGTGCAGGGTTCTATGACGTTGTGCTAATGGTTTTAACACTGTGCAACGGCACCAAATATGCAACCGATAACGCTCATTTAGTGATGTCGCTCTACGGTGAAACATTCGAAGATTACATGAAGGAGTTTGGCAATGCCTGATCCGATTAGCGCCCTAGTTGTCGGTGGAACGACCCTAGCGAGTGGACTTATTCAAGGTGAGGCGGCTGAAGACGCGGCCTCGGCGCAATCAGCAGCAAGTAGGGAAGGGATCGCTGAACAACGGCGGCAGTTCGACATGCTACGCGAATTGCTTAAGCCCTACGTTGAGGCTGGAACACCAGCGTTGCAGCAGCAACAAGCATTGGTCGGTCTGCAAGGCGCGGAAGCACAAAGAGCCGCAATTTCTGGGTTGGAACAATCGCCATTGTTCGCCGCTAGGGTACGACAAGGAGAGGAATCTTTGTTGCAACGTGCATCGGCCACCGGCGGGTTGCGCGGCGGGAACATTCAGGCCGCTCTTTCACAGTTTCGTCCTCAAATGTTGCAACAGGAAATTGAATCTCAGTATGGGAAGCTTGGCGGCTTGACTTCCCTTGGGCAACAATCTGCGGCAGGTGTTGGAACGGCTGGGATGCAGACTGGCGCAAACATTGCCGGTTTGTATGGCGACATCGGAGCCGCTCAAGCTGGAGCAGAACTCGCGCAGGGGCGTGCAATTGGTGGCTTGCTCAATCTACCGACTCAAATCCTGGCTATGCAATACGGGTCTAAGGTCGGGACGCCTGGATTTAGTGGGATCTTTAGCGATATTAGACTCAAGAAGAACATTCGGCGTCTTAGCACCAGACCGGACGGGCTCGGTGTTTACGAGTTCGAATACATCTGGGGTGGTGGCAAGCAGGTCGGCCTCATGGCTCAGGAAGTCCGGCGCGTCTACCCTGATGCGGTAGGCGAGAACAGCGGATATCTCACGGTCGATTACAGCAAAGTATAAGGGGCCAACATGGTTCAGCCGATGAATTACAACATTGACGTGCAGAGCCCATTTGAAGCGGCATTATCAGGCTTCAAAATCGGCGCGACCGTTGCAGACATCCAAGCACAGAGACAGGCGCAAGAGGCTCAGATGAGGGCCCAAGAGGCAGAGCTACAGCGCCGACAAATGCTTAACTCTCAAATTGCATCATTGATGCAAAACCCGAATCCAACTGCAAGAGACTTTGCCAACATAGCTATGCAGCTTCCTGAAAAGGAAGCGGCTAGCATGAGGGCGAATTGGGATGCTTTGTCCAAAGATAAGCAAGACAACGAATTGCGATTTGGTGGACAGGTCATGTCTGCGTTCGGTTCAAGTCAGCCTCAAATTGGTATTCAACTCTTGCGTGAACGTGCTACGGCTGAACGAAATTCAGGCAATGAGCAGCAAGCGAAAGCCTATGAGACCTGGGCTCAGATGGCCGAAGCCAGCCCGCAAACAGCACAGAAGACCATCGGGATCATGCTTGCAGGTATCCCAGGCGGGGACAAAGTGATTGAGGGGACCGTTAAGGTTGCAACGGAAGAACGAACTGCGCAATTACAACCTTTTAAAGTGCGTCAAGAAACCGCAGACGCAATATTCAAGGAGATTGAAGCCAGATTTGCACCTGATAAATTCGGCGCTGAATTGAATCTCACCAAGGCTCAAGTCGAACAGTCTAAAGCGGCGCGTCGTGCGTCTGATGCTGCTGCGGCAAAATCTGGGGCAGAAGCCCTTCGTGCCCAGGCAGAAGCCAATCAGATGACAGCCGGCATCATTCCTGCCGATAAGCGCCCAGAGGCCGAAACAAAGTTCCGCAAAGAATATAGCGACCAGACCAAAGGCTACCAAGAGGTCAAATCTGCCTATGGGCGCATCCTGGCATCTGAGGACAATGCTGTTGGTGACCTGTCCCTGATCTTCGGATACATGAAGATGCTGGACCCTGCCTCTGTGGTGCGCGAGGGTGAATTCGCCACGGCGCAGAACGCGACAGGCGTGCCTGTACAAATCCAGAACATCTACAACCGAATCATTAGCGGTGAACGGCTTTCGCCTTCGCAGCGGTCATCGTTTAAGGGTCAAGCCGGCAAATTGTACGAAACGGCACAGACGCAAGAGAACCAAGTTCGCCAGGGCATTGAGCGCATCGCCAAGGGCTATGGTTTGAAGACGGAAAACATCTTCTACACGCCAACCGAAACGGCACCGACTGCGCCTGGTGCCCCACCTCCGGCCCCTGTGAGTGTTACAGCTCCAAATGGACAAGTACTCACATTCCCAAATCAGCAGGCGGCTGAAGCCTTCAAGAAAGCAGCGGGGATTCGCTAATGGCAACCGACTACGAAGCATTGGCACGACAATTCGGCGGCGCTGCGGCAGGACCGGTCTCTACGCCTGCGCCTGCTACGACTACAACGCCTGTTGATTACTCGACCATGGCCACACAGTTCGGTGGCCAGGCTGCACCGACAGAACCTCCAAAGATGGGGTTTTTTGAGGGTTTGGTAGAGTCTGTTACAGGTTCGCAGCGTGCGACGCCTGAGACTCAGACGCTGCCAGAGTGGACCTCAATGCCGGAACTCAATCAGATGAGCCTGGCATCCTTCAAGACCGCTCTCGGAACGTTGGTATCAAGCCCACAAGAGACCGTTAAGGTTCTACAGGCAAATTTTCCAGGAACGCAAATCCGGCAGGATGCCAAGGGCAACTTCATCATTCGATCATCCATCGACAATCGTGAATACGCCATTCCGCCAGGATTGTCGAAGGGGGACATCCCACGTGTGATCGGTGGGTTGCTTGCGTTCACTCCTGCCGGACGGGCTACAACGATCCCAGGGGCTGTTGCGGCTGGAGCAGGTACTCAGGCTGCTATCGAAGCAACTCAGGCGGCCACGGGGGGCACTTTTGACGCTGGCGATGTAGCACTTTCTGGGGTGGCCGGCGGAGTTGGTCAGGTCATACAACGCGGCGTGCAAGCAGCGGTCCCGGCTGTCAAGCGCACCGTGCAGCGTGTCACTGACCGTGCGACTGCGCCAGCAGCACCGGCAGCAGCAGCCCCAGCGGCGCGTCCTGCTGTGCAGGTGACGGCTGAAGGTAAACTGAATGCTGCGAAATACACAGGCGACAACGCAAAGTCATCCGACGCCGTGGTAAACCCACTTTACAAACCTTCGGCTGTTAATGAACAGGACCTTGGGTTGTCGAGGATAGATTTTGAAAGAGCTGACGTCCAACAAGTCCCGGTGAAAAATATCATTTCACCACAAGACAACGTCAATCCAAGGAAGGTGAACAGGATTGCTTCGGAGTTCGACCCAACTGAACTAGATCCAATCTATGTTGTGAAATCAGGTGACGAGTACACGGTACTCCAAGGAAATCACCGTGTACTCGCTTCAGAGATGCGCGGGATAGACTACATACCTGCACACGTGATCGAAATACCGACCAAGAAACCTACCCCAAGCATTCCTGGATCTGGTGGCGCAGCTGGTGTTGATTTGGCCACTCTGCGACCGATGCCTGCCCAGCCTGCCGTCCAGGCTACCACCAAAGCCTTCGAGGAAGTTGGCGACCTAGTACGCAAGGCATCCGGCAAAGGCCCAGGCTCTGCCGCTGCTCAAGCCCGGCTGGCCGATCTGGCCCAGGTGAACACCGAGGCTCGCGCTGCTGCCGAGCGTCTTGGCATGGACCTTCCATTTGACGTCTTCAGCGACAACCCGCAAGTCCGGGCTGCTGTGGGCCTGACCCGGTCCGTGGCTGGTGGCGAGGCCGAGGCGGCCTGGGTGAACACCGTGCGCAACGCGATCACCAAAGCTGACGATGTGGTGCAGCAGTTTGACGCTGCCTTCATCGAAGGCCGTCCAGCACCAGGCGCGACGTCCCAGCGCATCTTGGACAGCCTTAAAGGTACGCAGTCGCAATTGGCCAAGGATGCCAGCACAATCTACCAGCGCGTCGATGAAGCCATCCCAAAGACGTCGACTGTGCAGTTTCCGAAGCTGACCAAGACTCTGGATGAGGTGCTGGCCGAGGTTGGCGAAAAAGGCCTGTCGGCGCAAGAGAAGAAGCTCTACGAGTTGGCCACCGACCCGACCGCCACCTACGGCCGTCTGCTGCGCGAGAAGAACCTGATCGGCCAGGCTATGGCTGGCAAGGAATCACCCTACGGCAACATGGCGGCAGGCGATCTGAAGCGCCTGTATGCTGCTTTGGCTGACGACCAACTGACAAACGTTGGCGACCTGGGCGGCGATGCGCTGCGCCAGGAACTGCGCGCGGCCAACCTGCTGACGGCCAAGAAAAAGGCGCTTGAGAACCGTATCGTCGGTGCCTTCGGCAAGGAGATCGACGGCAGCGTGGCCACCCTCATGCAGTCGGCCATCAAGTCGGCGGCCAAGGGCGATGCGGCGCAGTTCAACAAGCTGATAAAGGTCGTCCCGCCTGAGTTGCGCAAGGAGACCATTGCCACTGCGCTGGCCTCTGTCTCAAGCTCTGGCCGGGCAGCACAGGAAGGCGCGTTCGGCTTTGCGGAGTTCGCCAAGACCTACCGTGGCCTGCGCGCCAATCCTCCCGTCTACAAGCAGGTGGTGGAGACGCTTGGCAAAGACGCAGACGCTGTGATGCGTGACCTGTACGAGGTCTCCAAGCGCATCACCGACGCACGTTCCCAGGTGCTCACCACTGGCAAAGCCAACCAGGCACTGGTGGAATCTTTGAAAGCCGAAGGACTGGTCGGCAATGTCATGCAGAGCACGATGGCCCAGCGTGCCGTCACAGGCGCTGCAGCAATGGTGCCTGGCGGTGGTCTGGTTGCACCGGACATTGTCAACTTCATGGCCAAAGGCAATGCCGATGCCGTCAAGGCGGCTGGCAAGCTGTTCGCCAGCGACGAGTTCCAGAAGCTGGCTGTCGAGGCTGCAACCAAGGCTGAACCAACCACAGCAGCCCTGCGGCGCACCGCAATGAGTAGGGCTTTCGGGGATTTCGCAAAGGCAGCAAGACTGCCACAATCTCTTGACGCTCGAGTTCAATGGCTGCAATCTGCAATACAAACTGAACGACAATTCGACCAGGAGAACCAGTAATGTCAGCACTCTCAATCCAGCCAAGCTATCCGATCTTTACTGATACCGATGGGAAGCCTTTAGAGGATGGTTATATCTGGATTGGAACGGCCAACCTTGACCCACAGGGCAATCCGATCAATGTCTATTGGGATTCTGCTTTAACCCAATTGGCTGGACAGCCTATCCGTACCTCTGGCGGCTATCCAGTAAATAGCGGCACACCTGCTCGACTGTATGTTAACAGCGACTACAGCATTCGTGTCATGAACAAAAACGGCAGCATGGTTTACAGTGCACCGGCTGCCACCGAGCGCTACAGCGGTGTGGTCATCAATGGCGTCAATGCGCAGAACGTGGTCTATGACCCGCCATTCACTGGTGGGATGCAGACCAACGTCGAGGCAGAACTCTCCAACACGATCTACGTCACCGACTTCGGTGCGTTTAAGGATGGCACCAATCCTTCCGCCACGACTGCTGCCATTCAGGCGGCCATCGATTACGCCAAGGCGAGCTCAAATGTCCACTGCATTGAGTTCCCGACCGGTAATTACGCAGTCAACGCACCAATCGAAATCAAAGGTGGTTTCGGTGATGGGCTGACAATCAAAGGCAACAAGTCCACCGTTACAGGATCACACAACGGTGCGGTGTTTGATCTGAATGGCTCATTGCCATCGCCTGCACCCGAATACCGACTGAACGTCTTGATCCAAGACTTCACTGTAGTTGGATCAGGCAAAGCCAATACCGGCTCTCGTTGTATTCAAATTGTAAATGGCGCAAACGTACAAGTTAATAACTGCCTCCTGCGTAACGCATACAAAGGTCTGTTTGGGTTTGGCGCGTTGATTTGTAATTTCATCCAACTAAACATCCGCGACAATGAGACTGGTGTTGAGTTTTTGGACACGGCGTCTTTTTCTCCCAACGACATTCATTTTGTCAACTGCCAGATCATTGTCAACACAATAGCTGTCCGGGCGATCAACTTTGATTACGGCTCGTGGAACTTCTACGGGTGCGAGATTGAAGGCAACAACATCCCATCAGGAAATGCAACCGACGGAGTTCGGGTGTGTGAGTTCTTTAACGCTGGAGAGGTGAACTTCATCGGGTGCCACTTTGAAGCAAATCCAGGTCAATATAACCTGTTCTACGACAGTCCAAATGGTCGACACCTGAATATCATCGGCTGCAAGATGATTCCTGGCGACACCACTGGCAGCGTGATCTATATCGACAACGGTGAGTTGTTCCTTACAGGTACACATGCCGCACAAAACGTTGGCGGCAACATTGTGCTGACAGCCAACACTATAAATGCCTTGATCGTTGGCAACACGGCAGGCACCGTAACTGGTGTGCTCTCCAAGTTGACCCGCATCCGCAATGGCCAGATAAACGTAGCCAATGCTGCTGTTGGCACGTCTGCCGCTGGCGTCTCGTCCAAGGGTTCCGCTGGAGTTGCCTACGCTATTGAAGGCAACATCCAATTCAACAATTCGTCAGGTACCAGGATTGGACTTGCTAATGCCTCTGGCTCTTCATACGAAGTTGCCGGCCCTTACACCATTGACAACACTACCGGGTCGGTGCTGGTATCTCGTGTCGCTGGCGTTGGTTTTGGGCCTGGGACAGATAACACCCAGTCCCTTGGTGAAGCACCATTGCGCTGGTCGCAGGTTTATGCCGGTAACGGCACTATCAACACGTCCGATGAACGTGCCAAGCAACAGATTGAGGCCATCCCTCAGGTTTGGTTAGATGCCTGGGGCGATGTTGATTACATGCGCTTCAAGTTCAACGACGCGGTACAGCAAAAGGGAAATGCTGCGCGTTGGCATGTCGGTCTAATTGCTCAACGTGTCAAGGAAGCATTTGAAGCGCGCGGAATTGACCCGTTTGCCATCGGCCTGCTGTGCTTTGACCAGTGGGACGACATCGAGGTCGAAAAGCAAGTGCAAGACGAAAATGGCAATCTTGTGTTTGATGAGAAGACTGGTGAGCCAGTGATGCAAAAGCAGATCATCAGGGCGGCTGGTGATCAGTACGGAATTCGATACGAGCAAGCACTCGCTCTTGAGTGCGCGTATCTGCGCAGCAAACTGAATGGAGGTGTGTGATGCTTAAGACAGTCGGATTCCCATCAACTCGCACAGGCGATCAAACAATCGTCGGAGGAAATCTTGTCATTGGCACTGCTGGAAAAGGCATCGACTTCTCAGCCGATCCAGGTGCGCCTGGAATGACGAGTGAATTGCTCGATGATTATGAAGAAGGCACATTCACTGCAACATATCAAACAACTGGTGCGGCTCCAACGATTACATATTTAGCCCAAGCGGGTAGGTATACAAAAATCGGGCGGGTTGTTCACTTCACAATTGAAATGACAACGCTTGCAATATCAGGTGGATCAGGAACCCTGAGTATCAGCGGCTTGCCATTCACAATTGCAGAAAGATACAGTTGCAACGCATATGCGTCTTACTGGTACAACTGGACAACAGCAGCCCCAATTACAGGACTTGGATTTGTTGGTGCAACAAGTATGGATTTGTACTCCGACAATCCGACCACGAGCGCCCTTGTGCCTATCGCCAACCTGACAAATGGTGGTGTTTATCTGTACTTGAGTGGCAGTTATCTGACTTGAAACCTGAAAGGAAACGAAAATGTCTCTTGAAAAACAAATCATTGTGGATCGTGTTGAAGTGGTCGAGAATGGCTCAGTCCAAGTTCGCACTGCTACACGCATCGTCGAAGATGGAAAAACCATCAGCGAGACTTTCCACCGTCATGTCGTTGCACCTGGCGACGACTACAGCGGCGAGGATGCCCGTGTGCAAGCCATCTGTGCGGCAACGCACACGCCTGAAGTGATCGCGGCATACAAAGCAGCAAGCGCTGCACGAGGAGTCTGACATGGCCACAAATAGCCAAATCGCATTCAACCCTCAAGGCGAAACCGTCGTCGTTGCGGCTGCTGTTGCACCTCCGCTTGGCGTGCAGGCTCCTGTCTATCAGAAGTTCTCGGACCATGTGGCAGGCCAGATGCGCATTGTCAACGCCAGCGCCAACATCGTTCACTTGGGCTATGGTGCAACTGCAGCCGAGGCTCAAGCCAATGCTGTGGCGGCCGTTGCAGGCAATCCTGCACCTAGCATCCCGCTGGTGGCTGGCGCTGTTGAAATCCTGCGATTCTCCGCCGGATTGTTTTTCTCTGGGGCGGCTTCTGGCGCATCAACTGTCTATATGACACCTGGTGAGGGAATCTGATCTAAAGATCAGATCCATAAATTCGCAATTGACGTCAAGGACTCGAATGGAAACGCAATTCATCTTCAACATTGCAGTCAGCGTCGCAGGCTTTTTTGGCGGCTGGATTCTTAGCAACATTTACAGGGCCATTGAGAGATTGGACTCTGATGTCCGATCAATGCCGACTCGATATGTCCGTCGGGATGACTACCGTGATGATATGAATGAAGTGAAATCCCTTCTGAGCAAGATCAGTGATAAGTTAGACCACAAAGTGGATAAATCATAATGCTCACCCTCATCAGCACAATCTTCTCGTTTCTTGCCGGTGGCATCCCCAAGTTCTTGGAGTTTCTACAGGATCGAGGCGACAAGAGACAAGAGATTGAGCTTTTGAGGATGCAGATTGAGAGAGAGCTGGAGCTGAGAAAAATCGGCTTTGATGCCGAGGCCAAGCTAGAGGAAATCAGAAGCCTCCAGCTTGAGATGGAAACGACGCATCGGGAGCTTCAGACTAGGATTGGCGCTCAGTCTGACGAGATGAAAAGCATCTATCGCCACGACGTTGACATTGGCGATGGTGCAAGCCAATGGGTTATCAATCTGCGAGCGTCCGTCCGGCCCGTAGTCACATACGGGTTTTTTATTTTGCTGGTGCTGATTGACTTCGGAATCTTCTTCTACGGGCTTTCGGTCGGAGCAAGTTTCATTGATGTTGCATCGCAACTCTGGGACGAGAACACTCAGGCTTTGTTCGCCTCGGTGATCGCTTTCCACTTTGGTGGTCGTGCTTTTGGCAAGCGATGAAGATCTCTCAAGCCGGCATCACATTGATTAAGAACTTTGAGGGTGTCCGCTACAGGCCTTACTTGTGCCCCGCTAAGGTCTGGACGGTTGGCGTAGGACATGTTCTGTATCCTCGGCAAATACGGATGCCGATGGAGCGTCGCGTCGGTATAAGTCTTCTAGCGTCAGATCGAAGAACCTTCACCGAGGATGAAATCAATGCACTGCTTGCAACTGATCTTAAGTTTTTCGAGTCTGGCGTTCATCGACTGTGCGGAGGAAGCCTCACGCAGTTTCAGTTTGACGCTCTGGTTAGCTTCGCTTTCAACTGTGGCTTGGGCACTCTCCAACGATCCACGTTGAGGCGCAAAGTTTTGCGCAAAGACTATATCGGTGCAGCCGATGAGTTCTTAAAATTTTGCCGAGCAGGTGGGAGAGTCCTGCCCGGCTTGCAGCGTCGGAGGATTGCCGAACGTGCTCTATTCTTAAAACAGGTAAAAGATCCCGAACAAGAATAGCGCAGTCATCAGAACCAACAGGCAGTTGGCAATGAAGGACATGACACCCTCCATCTTCTGAGAGTAGTCGTAGATATCAATCAAACAGTCGCAATCGCGGCCTTGGTTGCAGTTTCCATCACACATCGTCCTCTCCTTTTAGTCGTTGTACTACTAGGGTTGAATAACCTGCTATGTCATGCCAACTGTCGATGTAGTCGGGGTCGCCATTGATAATCCTGGCGATCTTGTGACAGATCATTTCTAATGCTTCTTGCTGATCCGGTGCAAGAACCTTGCCTCTGTGACGCAGATGCATAGAGATCATTAGCTTTAGATCTTGCGAGACCGTTGCGTGACCGGAGAACTTTCCGTATCGATCACCACGCTCTGTCAAAGTATTCTCAATACTCATTTTGGCTCCGTTGTCTGGCGGGGGCGCCGAACTCATTCGGGCTTACCTGACTACGACCCCCAAAACTTTAGTATTTCATGTTGTCGAAGATGCCCTGAGCAACTTTGTGCAGGCACTTATTGCGCATGTTCATCACGAACCGACCCAATTCCTCGTAAGTCATCTTCTTGTCTTCAAGATCCCGGCAGGCCTTGAGGATGTCGTTTTCCTCGTCAAACATCTCCTCCAACTCGTCACTATCAAGAGCGTCGGCAACCGCCAGTTCCCAAGCCTTGTCATCGGCTTCAAGTTTCTGGAAGTAACGGTTCAAATCAGCATCAACAGAACAAAACATTTTGAGTCCTCAGGTTGTTTGTTAAGACAGAAGAATGTTATCTGAGTCACTCTTGGGTGTCAATGTGTTCAAGGATGAACTCACCAATCTGTTGTTTTGCGTCCTCGCAGCCCTTGGCCACCAGGCAGTGATACTGGTGCCCCTCGAGGTAATCAATCCAGCTTTTTTGATCTTCGCTCAAGACACCGCCCTTTTCGCGTTTCATCTCCACCCAAACGCCCCAGGCTGGAATGCAAAGATCCGGGACACCTCGACAGACGCCTTCTGCCTTTAGCTTGGCGGCTGTGGTGATAGAGCGTTGGCCGCCGTTCGGGATAGCAAAGATGCGAGTGGCCGGGAAGCTCTGACGGAACCACTTCACAAAATCGCGTTGTTCTTCGTGTTCTGTTCTCATTTGTCGTCCTCAAACTTGTCATCAAGTGCTCTCTGGACACCCTCAAGACGCATTTTTATATCCACCAGCTCATAAAGAGTCTGTCTGTATGCCTCCCAGGCTTTCTCTGCTCTTTGTCTTTCAGCCTCGAGCAATCGCTCAAGCCTTTCAAATTTGAGTTGTTCGTTCTTGGTCAAAAGGGCACCTCCTCGAACCAGCTCGGGCACTGATCCAATGACTCGGCGAAATCTTTGGGAACCGTTTCATCGAACATGGTGCAATAACTGTTGTCTGAGTAGTGATCGCATGTGTAGCAGCACTTGGGCGGGTATGGGCGCTCTTTGACCTTCTCTCGGTACAGTCTGACAACTTCAGGCTCTATCATCGTCTCTCCATTCTCTGTTGATCACTCGGAAAAACTTCCCCTCTTTTCTGTACTCCACGACTGTTGGCGCTTTTGCGCTGTTCATCGCCTTGACTGCTTCTTCCAGATCATCTGCTGATTGCAAGTCGGCCCTGGATCGCCTAGCCATCGTCAGTAGCGTCTGAATCGCTTTCTGACCGGCATATCCTTCATGCATGACTGCGATGTACTCTGTGACCGGAGCATCGCTTAGAGCCCCGTAATACGTCACTGCTAACATTTGTTTACCTGAGGCCTTGCTTGTGTGCTTTCGCCAGATCCAAGACCTTACGGACATCTTCGTGCCCTCGATGCCCATGATATCGTCACTGTGCAAGAGCAGCGGCTTTTTTTCTGGCTCAGGAAACGGCGTACCACACGCGGGACATCGCCTGGCAGAAATCGGGCACAGCTCATGGCAGGTTTCACAAACCTTCACCGGAGCCTCGCCATTGCCAGACCCTGATTTCTTCGGAGGCTGGACGGCTGTGATTGGCCCATGCGTTGACACCACGCCTGCGAAGTCCAGCACCAAGCAATGATCGGTGTGACTCTTTGGGCGCATCCCTCGTCCTGCCATCTGTACATAAAGGCTCGGGCTCATCGTCGGCCGGAGCATCGCCACCAGATCAATATCGGGGTAATCAAAGCCAGTCGTTAACACATTCGCGTTAGTCAATGCCCTGATCTCGCCACCTTTGTAGAGCGTCAAAATGCGTTCACGCTCCGCTTTTGGCGTATCCCCTGTCACGCATTCCGCAACGATCCCAAAGCCTCGTAGAACGTCACGCACATCCTGTGCATGTTGAACACCGGCACAAAAGAACAACCAAGCCTTCCGATCTCCAGCCCGTTGGATGACTTCAGAGACGATCGCCCGGTTCTGTGGATCGGTGTTGACGGCGGCTTGCAGCTCGCTCTCAATGTACTCTCCGCCACGCTTCTTCACGCCTGAGACATCTAACCTAGAGTCCGTCACTTTTGACCGGAGGGGCGCAAGAAACTTCCTGCGCACCAGTTCATCAATGGACACAGGCTCAATCAGGTCTGAGAAGATAGCCGGTTCGTCCGTAATCAGGCCATGCCCCAAACGCCACGGGGTAGCCGTCAGACCAATCACTCTCATGTCCGGGTTGATCTGCTTCAGGTCGGACAATAACGTTCTGTAGCCGCCTTCGTCTTTGTGTCCGACTAGGTGACACTCATCAATGATGCAGAGATCCACATGCCCAATCAGCTCGGCTTTGCTGCGGATTGACTGGATGCCGGCAAAAGTTATAGGCTCGCCCAGTTGCCTGCGGCCAATGCTAGCGCTATAAATACCCATTGGCGCACCCGTCCAATGGAGTCTCATTTTCTCCGCGTTTTGCTCAATCAGCTCCTTCACATGAGTGAGCATCAGAACACGGGTTTCAGGCCAGTTCTGCAAAGCATCCTTGCACAGTGCCGCCACGATGTGACTCTTGCCCGATCCTGTTGGAAGAACCAGGCAAGGGTTGCCTTCATTGCCGCGTCTGAACCATTCGTAAAGCTGGTCGATGGCGCGCTGTTGGTAGTCACGGAGCATTTAGCAGCCTCCATGCTGTTGCTGCCACTGCTGGAACTTGACCGTTTCCAATGGCTTTAAGTCTGTCCACCCTTCCGGCCACCCCATAAGCCACTCGACCCATGGTGGGTTCAGACTTCCACCAATTTGCTCCGATAGAGGTCTGGAATTCCTCTCCATTGTTGCCTGGCTGGCTTTCCCGCTTTTCCAGTCTCTGGCTGTTGGGGTTGCACACTTGAATACAGCCGTTGCCAGACCATCCCCGCTTGTCTTGCTGGCTCCCTTCCGGTTGTAATTTCCGCATACTGTTGGAGTTGGCCACAAGCCAGAATCTATCCCGTTGATGCGGTGCTCCAACGTCGGCAGCTCCCAGCACTGTCCATTTACAGTCATACCCGAGCGAGGCCAAATCACCAAGGACTCGCCCAAGTCCTCTAGTAATGATGGCTGGGCTGTTTTCCACGAAGACGAAACGGGGTCGAACATCGCCAATGATCCGCGCCATGTGTGACCACATTCCCGAGCGTTTTCCGTCAATGCCTGCTCCTTTCCCGGCAACACTGATGTCTTGGCATGGAAACCCGCCAGATACAACGTCAACGATTCCTTTCCACGGCTTTCCGTCAAAGGTTTGAACGTCATCCCAGATCGGGAAAGGCGGGAGAAGCCCGTCATTTTGTCGCTGGACAAGAACGCTTGCGGGGTAGGGCTCCCATTCGACGGCACAGACTGTTCTCCATCCGAGCAGTTTTCCCCCGAGAATTCCTCCACCAGCACCCGCGAAAAGAGCCAACTCATTCATGCACCCTCCGGAAACATCATCTCCAAAGCATCGGTAACTGCCTTTTGAATGTGCGGCCAGTTATCCCTATCAATCCAAGCCCGGATCTCAATGCTGGCGATATCCTCACCTACCATCTCCATGGTGAAAACGGCAATGTGATCATCGTCAAAAGCATCAATCTTTGGCGGTATTAGTTTGATGTTCATGCTGCCATTTCCTGTGTTTGCTGTGCCTTCGGTTTCCGCTCGCACAATTTAGAGTCCCCTGCAATCATCTGAATCACCTTCATTTGCTGTTTCTTCTGTCGGTGCCGTCTCTGTTTGTCAACAGAACTTAGCTTCTGTTTCTTGGCGTCGGGCTTGTTTCCAAGGGCATAGATTCTTATCTGGTCAGTTCCTCTGACATCCTTCTCCCAAGCCTTGATGTACAACACACCTGCCCGATACATCTCCCGGGTATAGGTCAGAACAGTGACGTAGTGAAGACCTGATTCTTCTGCAAGTTCCTTGCAAGAATAGATCCCTTCAGACAAGAACTTGATTAGCTGGGCCAGAGACATGGCATTGACCCGGCAATAGTTCCTACCCTTATTCTTCGGAGTTACAGGGTTGTAATTAGTCACGGCGGCGTTCTCCGATCTCTCTAGCTGCCTGCTCCAACACCTTCAGGCTCATCGTTCGTTGATAGTTCATTCCAGATTCAAACCCGGCTGAGAATGCATCAGCTCGTACTAGACCTGCAAACTTAATGAGCCTCGGAAGATCCAGCTCAATCATGAATCCACACTCCCAAGCCAGTTGTTGCAGATGTTCTGTGGTTTGTTCTTTCATTCTTGGCTCCCTATCCCGTGTGCTCGCTCAATGGCGCGGGCGAATTCAAAGTGGCTGTTTGGTAAGCCATCCTCGTCAATCGCAAGCGCGTCAATCTCCTCATCCGTCAGCGGCTGGCGCTGGGGTGGGGATGTGTAAAGGGGTATGCGATCCATTTTCGTTTCGTAATGGTTGAGCAGTCTGATGTTTCCTCTAGCATCTCTGTATCCATACGCCACCGGCTCCGGTTCAGGCTCCGCTAGTGCTATGAGTAAAGCGGCTTGTGCCATCAGCACTGTTTGACGATCTTCTGAACGCGGCGTAGTAGCTACGCGAAGAGCCTCAAGCGCCATCTCTGCTGCTGATCGTAGTGTTGTCATACCTTCCCCCAAATCCCATGCGCCTGTTCCACTGATATAACAAAATCCCTCACATCGTCGTAATTCCAAGTTTTTGGCCAATCAAGCTCATGAATCTGAGGATCAGTCAGCGGTTTCATTTCGCGCCTAAGCTCAAACATGGCGCCACAATCAACGCATGTCCACATCGGTACCGGCTTGCCATTCAGCTCTGACCATGACCTTATCGCTCTGTGTGTACAGTTCATTCCTTATCCTTCAGAAGTTCCTCACTAGACACCACCCCGGGCCCAGGTTCACCGTTCACCACCTCGCGCCCGTCCACCAAATAGATTGCTCTCCAGCCGTTACCGTCGCTTCCTTTCAGCTTCCACGGCACTAGATCCGGGTGAACAACGTGCGACGAACACCCTGTTCTTTGCCAATCCTCAGGGATGTCGTTACCCCATTTTGCACACCCCCAGTGACCAGAGACGCTAGCCGTTGAATGTGCGCATGTCCTACAGTTCACTTCCCTAGTCTTCTTGGTTTTGTGGCAAAACTCGTGCGCTGCACAAAACTTGCACTCCCACCACGTTGGGTCACTGCTCAACGGCTCTGGCATCCGGTCTGCTTGCGCAATTCGTCTGCCCTTATCCACCAGCTTCTCAGCTGCCTGATTGTCATAGTGTAGCCGTTCAGTGTAGATCCTGTCATCGTCTTTGCAGATCGCGTAATACAACGCTCGATGAATGCCCAAGCCATGCATATAAACCTGCATTTGGGCCCAGTGCATAGGCTTTGACTGCTGGACACCCTTGGCGCATAAATCGTTGAAGCTTTTTAGTGAATGCGTCTTCATCTCCACTACGTGTTTGGCCTTCGGTGCGCCTGGCAGACCAGACTCAATGATTGCATCCACCGATCCAGACACATGCGAGCCAAAATCAACCCGTACCTGCTCGCCCTTGGTGTCTCGAAACTGCACACCGATCCGGCATAGGTCCCCGACAATCCTGGCTTCTTCGTCCTGGCCACGGCGGAATAGCCGCAGGATCCGACCGGGGAACTTTTCTATCACCGCCCACCTGAAAGACAGCCAAAGCCAACGATCACACTTATGGCCAAGCATTGAGGCCCCTAAATGCCCTCGTGGCGGCTCCTGGGTGTCTTGGTAAGCCTGGTCAATAGCTTCAACAATTGGATTTGGGATAGACACCTGTGCCATAATTGCTTTGTCTCCTTTCGCAGTTGGGTGTAACTCGTGAAAGTTAAGCCCCCTTGACTCACATCTCGGGGGCTTTTTCTTTTACTTCTTAGCCCACGGAGGAGCAGCTTTAGAAGGGCTTGGAGCAGACGCCAGCGCAGGCATGGGCAACCCGCCGCCCTGAGGCATTGAGCCACCTTCAGCAGCCCTAAACCCTTTGATCTCGTTACCTTCACCGTAACGCTCGTCGTCTCGAACTGCAATCTTGATCTGGCACGTCTTGCCAATCAAAACATCCGTGTCAACAACCTGGCTGATTCCGGTGGCTCGCATCAAGTAGCCCAACTGCTCACGCCCGACTTCTTCAGCCTTAGGGTTCTGATTGCGAATGTTGATGTTTGTCCAGCAGGTACGCCCCTGGTGAGTCGGGCCGCTGATCGTAAACATACAGGCGATCATCTCGCCGGTTCCGGACTTTGTCATGCGAAGCTCAGACTTTGAGATTGTGGCCGTGTACCAGCCAGCAGGAATCAGTCCGTAAGACTTTTCAGTGATTGGAATGCTGTTGAGTTCGATTGGTTGGTTGAGTAGTGCCATGGTTCAGTCCTTTCTAGTGATGGCATAGCTTGGCCTTGCGGCCTTGGTCGTGATTGCGTCGAGTAGAGGGCCTGTGATGTCAGTGTGCGCAGCCTTCCATGCGGGCAGGTTGATCTCAGGCTTCCACCGAAACAAGCTCCCGAGGTGTTCTGTTAGTCCAGCTTCCTCGGCAAGTGCTTGCAGTTTATCAGCATCTACCTTGCGGTCAATTCGTCCCGTGACTTTTAGTTTGTAAAAACCGATGTCGTGGGTCTTTTGCTGATCCAAGTCTTTCGGCAGGTTCAAAAGTTCTGTGATTTCGTCTTCAATCTCCCTTCTACGAGTCTTAATTTGTTCCTCGGCAGCTTTAATCTGCTCCCACTCTTCGGCTAGTTGTTCAATCGTCTTCATAGTTATCCTTTTAATCGAAGCTCACGGATCTAATTCTGTGGGCCAGCTCGTGCGCCACAGCAGCCGCAGTGAAAGGGGCAGTGATGCAATAGTCGTCACAGACTCTCGCGCATCTTTCCTGCACAGTCCTAGCGACCCCCCCGGCAAATGTTAGGGCTAGACTGTCCCAGCATTCGCCAGCATGTTTGTGCCGAGTGTTGTTCCACAGTTCAAGGATCTCGTGAGCGTTCATAGTTAACTCTCAATTTTTCGGATGATCGCCCCTAAGTCGGGGGCTTCCCACATCTCAAGCTTTCCGGATCTATCTTTAGCAACCCATAGTCCATCAGAGTCACACATCAGTGCCCGTTGTGTCTCGCCTTCAGCATTCTTCTCAACTCTTAGCGCCAGCACTTCATCGAAAAAGTAGGGTAGGCTTTGTCCGGTTTTATTGCCCGGCATTGATGGGGAGTAGAGTATCCGGCCCATTTCGTCTTGGTTCTTTTCTAGCTTTGCAGACATGTAAACGTGCTTGCCTGGCACATCACGGAATGCCCGGATGATGTCAGCCATTTGCTCTTGCATCGCACCGTAAGCCTGTCGAGGATCTTTGCTAGATTTCTTCTCAGCGGACAACACGACCTCCGCAATTTCACTAATACTATCTAGCGCAACGCTTTCAAAGTGGGTAGCTTCCGCAGACTTCGTTAGCCACTCCCAAGCCTCCCACAAAGCAGCCATCGTGCCTATCTCAATAAAAGGCACGTCAGCGTCTGCAATCGACAGCAGACCGCCCTCAGCCGACAACACTACAGGCGTCGGCAAGCTTGGTATCAGGGTCGTCTTACCGGCCCCGGCTTGACCGTAGACCAGAAGTTTTACGCCAGATGCCGCGAGTGATTTGGTGGTTTTGAGATTTATAGCCATGTTGTTTCATTAAAAAGGCGCCGGTGGCGCAGGTGGTAGGGGTTCCTGACGGAACGGTGAGGGAGGTGGTTTTGGAAGCGGGTTCCCTTTGTACGTCGGGAACGGCCAGTTCGGTGGAGGGGTTTCCATGTGATGGGGGCTAGGCCCCCCTCCTTTATTTTGAGGTGGTCTTGACCGAGTAGACCGCTGTGGTCTTGGTGTGGGCGGCAATCACATCAGCCCCAATGCCTTGGGCAGCACAGAGAGCCTTCCAGTCGGTGACCGACCGATTCGACTCCACAACCGTGGAACGGAACAACACGCCATCATGCACTCCGCCAGCTTCACGCATCAAAGCTTTGATAGCGTCGGCTTGCTTGGTAAGCACATCAATCTCAGCCAACAGTTGGCCCAGTTGATCGGCTTGGGTCAGCATCAGATCATTGTTTTTCATCTCGTTCTCTTTGTTCGTCGAACCGTCGGCCTATTCCGTTCGTTCGATGTGTTCAATTTAACAGGGCACTGTTGCCCCGTCAATAGTCAAAACTCAATCTCGTTGTTTTTACAGTGGATATAGAGCTTAGCCATTTCCACTGCCTCATCCATATCGTCGCACGTACAAATCAAATTTGCTTTTGTTGGATAGTCTGACGACCACAGAACAATGTAATCATTCACGTTAGAAGCCCAAACTTCGTAATAGTTGTCTTCTGTCAGGAGTTGCATGGTTTCCCTTTCGTTGTCTGCACTTTCGGCTAGTCCGTTCGTGCAGTATTGACAATGTAGCCCGACTCACTACACAATGTCAATACCACAACAACGAAAGGGGAAAAAGATGTTGAATCTTGATCAGGTCCGGGCTGCCTTGGCAGACCGGCGCATCTCAACGGTGGCAGCAGCAACCGGCCTACATGCAAATACGCTGCACAGGATCAAAAAAGGTGAGATCCTTAACCCGTCGTCACGCACTCTGACGATTTTGTCCGACTACATCACAAAACAGACAATGATCAATCCAATATAAATGGCCGATCTCACCCGCGTGCTGGGGGGGCCTTGGTCTCCCCCGGTAGATGTGGGCCCTGCACCGTTGCCAGTCGAGGTGCAGTTCAAAAACGCAGTAGCCGAGTCGGGTTTAGACGTTCCCGACCAAATAATTATTGATGGGAGGATTCACAGATTCAGAAGCGGAAACAGCCGCAAGACACTTGATAGATCGGGTTGGTACGTAGCTTACGGAGAAGGCATTCCGAGCATCACGTTCGGATGCTGGCGAGCTAACTTCACCCAGACAGTCAAAGCCGACATTGGGAAGAAAAGGTGGACACCGGCCCAAGAAATGGCCCACGTGGCCCGTGTCAATGCGGCCAAAAAGTTGCGCGATGCAGAGATAGAGCGCGATCGTTCTGTGGCCGCTAGCACAGTCGAGACCATCTGGAGCGAGGGCGTCCAGGCAAGTCCGGACCATCCGTACCTCAAACGCAAAGGCATCCAGCCACACGGCGCCAAAATCACCGGCGACGGTAGGCTCATGGTGCCTCTTTTCAGCGAGGACGGGGAGCTATCCAGCCTTCAATACATAGACAGCGAGGGCGGCAAGCTTTACCACTCCGGCGGACAAACGGGCGGCCAATTCTGGCTCATCGGTCTAGTCGATAGCCCCGGAACGCTTTACTTGGCCGAAGGCTTCGCCACAGCCGCAACAATCCATGAGGTAAGCGGTCGCCCCTGTGTCGTTGCGTACAGTGCCTCGAATCTGATCCCCGTCACCGGCTCGCTTCTTGAGCTCTACCCAGACCAGAAGATTGTGATTGTGGCAGATCACGATAAAAGTGGAGTCGGTCAGCGCCATGCCGAGCAGGCTTGTGCCAAGTATGGTGTGAGCTACGTTATGCCCTCGGTCGAGGGGGATGCCAACGATTACCACCAGGCTGGGCATAACCTCTCATTGCTTCTGAACCCTCCTCAAGAGTCTTGGCTTATCCCCGCCGATGACTATTGCCAGAAGCCTGCGCCGATCAAATGGCTCATCAAAGGCTGGTTGCAGTCCGACGCTCTTATCATGATCCATGGTCCTAGCGGCGGCGGTAAAACGTTCGTAGTCCTGGATTGGTGCCTACGTCTAGCCAGCGGAATGCAAGAGTGGGCAGGCAATCGAGTCAAGCCCGCAAGAATAGTTTATCTGGCAGGCGAAGGCCATCACGGTCTGAGGGCTCGGATAGCAGCCTGGAAACAGCATCATCAAGCCAGCAGCTTACAGATGTGGCTCAGCCGCTCGGGGTGCGACCTGAACACCCCAGAAGGCTATCTGTCTACCTCAACTCACCTGAAACAACTTCCCGAGCCCCCCGACCTAATCGTCATTGACACCCTGCACCGATTCCTATCCGGCGATGAAAACAGCGCTCAGGACGCTAAAACGATGCTAGACGCCTGCGGCCAGCTCATGCGCGAGTTCAATTGCTCAGTCCTGCTAGTGCATCACACCGGGGTCAGCGAAGAAGCCCAGCATCGCGCTCGGGGGTCATCAGCATGGAGAGGAGCCCTCGACATTGAGGTAAGCATCATTCCCGCAAAAGACGAAGCTCCGATGCAGATCGTCCAGCGCAAAGCTAAGGACTCAGAAATAGCACCAGACATATACGCCCAGCTTCGCACCGTGGAGATCAACGGATGGATCGACGAGGACGATGAACAGGTCACCAGCGCCATTATTGAAATAGTCAATAAACCAATATCCGATAAAGGGGTTAATAAATTAACCAAACATATAAGATTATTTCAGAATGCTTGGGAAGTGGCAGGAAAAGAAACCCGAGCCGGTCAGCCGTATTTGAGCCGGTCGGGGCTTATCCAATATCTGATGGATACCCTTGAATTGACCGAAGCATCAGCTTCGATCTACGTCCGACCGTCGTCCAAGGGGAAGCCAATCGGGGAGCTTTTGATCTCCCAGGTCATCGACTCGTACGAGCATGGGTGGATCGTTTTGGACACCGTTCAGGCATCTGCCATGCTTTTGAGGGCATAAAAGTGGGGTAAAAAGTAGCGCAACAAAACGCAACTGTTGCGCAACTTTTTTTTAGTTGCGTTTGTGACAAGACTAACATTTTAGCGCAACGCAACGCAACTACTACCCTTTAGGGTAGTTGCGTTGTTGCGCTATGTTTGTGGGGCTGTTGCGTTGCATGGAAAATTTGATGAGGTGATGATGAAAAAGACATTGGTTGAGGTTGGTGGTGGTGAGGTGGGTGCGGGCTGGTGGGATGGCCTTCCTGGCCACATTGACCCGGATCGAGTGCCAGCCTTAACGGATGTGGTGGAAATAAAAGAAAAGCCCGCACGCGGCGGGCTGGATGGGGAGGATGGTGGACCTTATTATTTACCGTTAATAATGGCGTTATAACGGTCAATTAAACGCCATGCCTTGACGACAGCAACTTGGTCGATGGTGGCGCAACCACCGGCGCTTCTGACCAAGTCCTCAAGGACTTGAATGGTCTCTGTATATTTAGGCATTCCTTCTGAATCTAATTGATTATCTATTTGTGGAATCATAATATCCCCGAATATTGAGAATCTATAACCGCAAGATGGACAACCAAGTCTGCGACGGGTGCAGGCTTTTTTCTGGCTCCAGCGGGTCTCTAGGACCCTTGCTGGGGCTTCACACTTCGGACAGATCATCTGTAGAACTCCTGGATGATTTGATGCTCAGGAACTTTGAAATACAGTGCTGTCAAGAGTACAGCAGCCTTGAAACCACAGCCATCATTCAAGAGGGACAACAGGTGGGCAACTCGAGTCTGTTTCATGATAGGAATCGATTAGAAGCGCCTAGGAGCGTTTTTTTGTGGTGTCTGCTACCTAGACATGTATCGACCAAAAAAAACGGCTCTTAAGCCGTTTTTAGAAGTAGATCCCGAAGACCACGCCGAAGGTGGCTCCGAGGACGATTGCAAAGGCTACATCGGCGAGGATCTGGCGGTGGGTGCGTTTCATGAGTTTTCCCAGAGAGCTTCATCAAACTGTGCAACTGCTTCTTTCTTTGTCTTGCCGAATGCTTTGCCCGAGTGAACCCCGTCGATCCAACGCGTGGCGATCCAGCCTTTGAGGCCGTTGAAAGATGCTTTCTGAAATGTGTACTTGATCATGATGTTCCTTTGGTTGCTGCGCCTTCCGTCCATTCGTGTCGCGCAGTGATGTAAATGTAGCGTATGTCTAGCGTCTGTGTCAACACTTTTTTCACAGCAGAGTGTGAGAATTATTGACTAGCACAGATCGTTGATACAATCAAGATTGCGCCACTACAGAGGCAGATGATGAACCCGGCAGACAACCATCAAACATTGTCGATAGACAAGCTCATTCCGTACGCGAAAAACTCTCGCACGCACTCAGATGCTCAGGTCGCTCAGATCGCAGCAAGCATTCAGGAGTGGGGATTCACTACACCCATTCTTATCGACGATCAACATTCGGTCATCGCAGGTCACGGAAGACTAGCAGCAGCTCGCAAGCTGGGGCTGAAAGAAGTTCCAGTGATCGTTGCTACAGGCTGGACAGATGCACAAAAGCGGGCCTACGTCATCGCAGACAACAAGCTGGCGCTGAACGCAGGCTGGGACAACGAGCTGCTTGCTCTCGAGCTGGGAGAGCTGGGTGATCTTGGGTTTGATTTGGACTTGGTGGGGTTTACCGATGAGGAGATCGCGGCGCTGATGCCGGTGGAGATTGAGCCTGGCCTGACGGACCCAGACGATGCGCCTGCAGTTCAGGAAAACTCAATCACAGTTCCCGGTGACGTTTGGATCATGGGAAAGCACCGCCTGCTGTGCGGCGACTCAACCAGTGTCAGCGATCTGGAAAAGCTCACCGATGGCCAACTGGTTGACATGTGGCTGACCGATCCACCTTACAACGTTGCTTACGAGGGTAAAACTAAAGATGCCCTGAAGATTCAAAACGACGCAATGGAGGATGACAAGTTTAGGCAGTTCTTGCGAGATGCTTACGTTTCAGCCGACACAGTCATGAAGCCTGGCGCGGTCTTCTACATCTGGCACGCGGACCTGGAAGGCTACAACTTCCGAGGCGCTGCCAAAGACGCTGGCTGGACTGTGCGGCAGTGTTTGATCTGGAAGAAGTCCTCGATGGTCATGGGCCGCCAGGATTACCACTGGAAGCACGAACCCTGCTTGTACGGCTGGAAGGAAGGCGCTGGCCACCTCTGGGCCACCGACCGGAAGCAGACCACCATCTTGGAGTTTGAAAAGCCAACCCGCAACGGTGAGCACCCAACCATGAAGCCGGTGGCCCTGTTTGAGTACCAGATGCTCAACAACACAAAGGGTGGTGATATTGTTTTGGATTCATTTGGCGGATCCGGAACCACGCTGATCGCAGCAGAGAAGAATGGTCGCGTTGCTCGCATCATGGAGCTTGATCCAAAGTATTGCGACGTCATCATTAAGCGCTGGCAGGACTTCACGGGCAAAATAGCAATTCACGCAGAAACTGGAAAACCTTTCGCGGAGGTTAAAGATGGCTAAAACTGAAAAACCCACTTATAAAAAGATTGGCGGCAATGGCGGAGCTCGGGAAGGTGCTGGCCGACCAGCATTCAAGCCGACCGACGCAGAGCGCAAACAGGTCGAGGCAATGTCAGGCTATGGCTTGCCAATCGAGCAGATTGCAGTCCTGGTGCGAGACGGCATTCATGTGGATACTTTACGCGCTCACTTTGCCACCGAGCTGGTGGCTGGCAAGGCCAAGGCCAACTCTGGCGTCGGTCGCACGCTGTTTCAAAAGGCAATGGGCGGCGACACGGCAGCGATGATCTGGTGGAGCAAGACTCAGATGCGCTGGGCAGAAACCCAAAAGCATGAGCTGACCGGCGCCGATGGTGCGCCCCTTGAGTTCACAAAGATTGAGCGGGTTATCGTCAAGAATGGGTAAGGTTCTGCAACTCCAGACCCCAGCCTGGGCCGTCCCGCTACTTGATCCCGCTCGATACAAAGGCGCACACGGCGGACGAGGCTCGGGCAAGTCGCATTTCTTCGCAGAGATGCTGATTGAGTCACACCTACTTGATCAGAAACGTCGAAGCGTGTGCGTTCGTGAGGTTCAGAAGTCGCTCGCTCAGTCGGTCAAGCGCCTGTTAGAGCTGAAAATAGAGCAGATGAATGCGGGCGCTTACTTCGAGGTGCAAGAGGCTTGCATCAAGTCAAAGAAGGGCGACGGGGCGATCATCTTCCAGGGCATGCAGAACCACACCGCGGATTCGATCAAGTCGCTGGAAGGCTACGATTGCGCCTGGGTCGAAGAAGCACAGAGCCTCTCACAACGAAGCCTTGATCTATTGCGCCCAACAATCCGCAAGCCTGGCTCTGAACTCTGGTTTACCTGGAACCCGTCACAGGCTACCG